AAACGATGTCTTTAACTCTGTTAATCAAAAGATTAAAATGATTAGCGGAATCTTCTTCCTCTACTTGTTCTTCTAACATCTTAGAAATAAAAGGCTGGTCAATATAAGATTTACTTTCAAAAACTAAATCCATAATATCTTCAATTGCTTCAGTCGTTGAAGTTTCCACCTGTAAGTACACTAAACCTATACTTTCTGGAGTAGATATATTTACTACAGGAGCAGGGATTTCACCAATTCTTACTTGTCCTTCAATTCTGTCGTTTAAATGAGAAATAAACATTTCAGCGTGATCTTTTTCATGACCTGCTTGTTTTAAAAAATACTTTGATAAATTTTTTAATTCAATGTTTGCAAAATAACTAGCTATTTGGAGATAGATATTTTGATTACGCAATTCATGAATAATTTGCTGATTTAAAGCATCGCATAAGTCTTGTGACATCTTCATTACACAGAACCTCCTTTTCCAATGTTACTGCCAGCGGCTCTAGTGTCTTGGCCAGAGTCACTCAGTTCATCACTGCTTTTTTGAGGTCTTCCACCTGTAGATGCACCACCCCCACCAGCGGGTTGATTAAACTGATTTAACAAAAGTAAGCAGTTACTGTCAAACTTAGTAGCCTTTGCTTTTTCCATCATTCTTTTTAAATCTTGTATTGGCATTCCAAGGGAAGCGGCAATTTTTTCTGGTAATACTATCCCTGATTGAGCAAAAGTAAGTGCTTGTTTTTGTCTCTTGTCTCTATTAGCGTCAAAATTAGTTCCTTCAAAAGCAAACTTCCATTTAAACTTTTTAGTAGCCTTGTTAGCCCAATATTCTACGAAATTATTAAACTGAGGATAAAGATAAGTCATTATCATTTCGTCAACATTAATAGAAGCGGCAGTTTCAAGAGTGTTTTGTCTCTCTGTTGAAAAGAGCAGTTTAGCATTAATACCAGTTTGTGCAGAAAGTGTTTTGTTAAAGGCCTCAAGAAGATTATAATCTGTAGTGTGAAAATCTACGCTTTCAACCTTTTCAAAAGGACCAATAGCAACTTGAATTTCTTTGCTTAGACCCTGTCTAAACAAACTTGCGAATTTGCCCATTGATTCTGGAGAAAGAGCAAACATGTCTTTTACGCTTCCAGATTTAGCATCTTTTAGCATTGGCACGATACCAACTAGAACTCTGCTTGCTTCGATAATATATTTAGACCTTTGAAGATTTCTAATTAATGGAGCGATTACGATATCAGGCATCATAGGTGCGAAATAAGGCATCTGACCAATTTGTTCTTGGTTCATTTTAAATGACCACATACCATCTTCTGGAGAAGTCTGAACCCAGTATGCCCATTCGCCTGTTCTATGGTCTAAAGTCTTAGAGGGGACATACCCTTGATTTTTACCGTCCATTATGCGATTTAAGTATTTTTTAAAAACGGGGGGATACATGTTTATATCAACACCAGTTTGACTCAGAAACCACGCCATATTAAAATCAAATAGAAAACCATATTCAAATCTTCCAGTTATTTTAGAGTATTGGATCGGGAGTTCTTGAAAAACATACTTGCTTCCTTCATCTCTAAAGATTCCAAAATAAGCATCTTGTCTTAACATTTGCCTAGCAATTTTTGTGAACTCATTTTTATAATCAAACTTATCTAAAAAATCATAAAGTTTTGCTTCATCTTTTTTATAAGCAGGACTATTATAATCCTCTGGGTTTGCATTCATACAAACAGGAACTAAATCAAAAGCCAGCATATTACCAAGGTAATGTAGGGTTCTCTTGTAAACCATGTTTGTATATTCAAAAAACTCACTATAGCCCCGAAGAGCCGCTTCATTATTTTTAGGGTCAGCAAGAGCGCGAGTAATATCTGCTTCTTCTCCAGACAGGGGATTCATTGTTACATCCTTTAATCTAGCATTAACTAAATCAGGATTAAACACTGTTGGCATTGTACTGTTCATGTTCCTAGCGAACTCAAGCACATCCCAAACTTCTGTCTCAGAAATCTGCTCTTCTACTCTTCTTTCTAAATCCATGCTTTCCCTCCCTTCTTTAAAAACTTACATAAGATAACATAATTTCAAGTTCATCTCTGCCATCTGGTACTACCTTCAAGTCTTGCTCTTTTTGTTTCATGTAGTACAAACCATAAGCCAAAGAAGAGTATCTGTCTTTTCTGGCTCTAGCAGAAGGTTCTGTAAGTTTAACAAGACCACTTTTTACTTCAACTTCAAGATTAATCATTTCATTAATTAAAAACGTAGTCTGAATATACGGTGTTCTTACTCTTGTTTGTTCATCTTGACTCAATTTACGGTACTCTGGCATAGACATTAAGTGTTCAGACGCTTCAGATTCCGTTAGTAAAAGACTGATTTTATTGCCTATGAATTGACCTCTTGTATAGAGCGCCATGTCATGATTCATCTGTGTAGCATAAGCACCTGTTACCTTAATAGGAAACATTACTGCTACTGCATCAGGATCTTTACATCTACTTAACATTTCTGGGTCATCTGTAATCATTGTCCAAGCAGGATATTCAACATTTCGTTCGTAGTCAAAAGTTTTTTCAACACATGCGTCAAAAACGCCCATCCCAATTCCTTGAGCATCTATAACAAATACATCACAATCAAGATCATAAAACAGTCTCTTCGCAGTAAGTGCTTGTGTTTGTGTTAGCATCCCTTCAATAGACTGTATATATTCTACTGATTTATTATACTCTCCATTATTAGGAATACCAGAGGTCATAGTAAAAACAGTAGCGTCATTATTCCTTCTTGATGTAGAAGACATTAACGCAACGTCCATTGACAAAACTCTTATTTCTTTGCCACGTTTTTTCTTATTAAAGTCTGGACGTATTTTCTTATCTCGTAGTGTTATGTATTGCTCGTTAGTTAAAGGAATATTAGGAATAGATGCTTGTCTAACTCTGTTTAAGTCGTTAAATTTAAAATAAGATTTTTCACTCTCACCAAAAGGGATTGTTTCCATTTCCATTTTAAATAACTGTTCGTTAAAGTCAGCCTCTTTCATTTCGTTCACAATCATGTCTTTCATGATTATGCCTTCTTTTATTCCAAGTTGATAAGGTAATGCACAAGTAAAATAAGGTCTTCCTTTTAACATAGCGTCAGTGTAAGCAAGGAACCTATCCCAACTCCAGTGTGACTTATACCACATACTAGATAGATAGATTTCTATATTAGGTTCTTCATAACCTGCGTAAGGCATCGTTCCATCTGGTAATTTTTTATCGACAAATCCCGGCCTACGAGATGCTGTCAAGAACTTTCTAAGAACTGTACGAATGATGTCTTCATTGACCATACGGAATTCATCAGCGACTCATTTTGTTATCTTAAAGGCTTTTTATCCTTTAACTCTTATAGTTTCCTATAAGTTCAGCATACATTTTCTCCTTCGTCTTTACGGTAAGGAGTGAACTCTCTTGGGTGCATTTTATTCTGCGGGTCGTAAATTACACGACAAAGGCAGTCTCAGCACCTATGCGTTACGGTTTTACAAAATTTTTAATTTTTGTAATTACCTCGGTATTGGCATATTCTTCTATAAATTTTAAAAAATCATTAAAATCGAAATCTCGATATCCATACTTATCATGAAAATCCTTGTGTATTTGTCTTGTTAAACAAATTCCAATTGGATATTTTTCATGCTCTATTAATAACGCTTCCCTAATTTTTTCTCTTTCTTCAAGTGTATAGTCATTTAGATTTTTTCTTATATCTAATTGTAAACTTTCAAAAGTATCATTTACAATTTTTCTAAATGGATACACATGATGAACTTCTCTAAAAGAATTGCCCGTTATTGCACATTTATAATTCCAAAATTCCATAGAAGCATTTTTCCAAGGATGAATGAATTCTCTCAAATCCCAGTATAATTGCTTACTGCCATTATTCCATCTGCCATTATCTTTGCCATATAAAGGATTAATACTACGGGGATTTTTATCTCCAATCCAAGCGCCCCTATTTTTAGTAGCAGTAGCCAATTTTTGACTATGCTCTGGTCTTCTTGGATTTTTTTGTTTCCCTGTTTTTAATCCAGTTCTTGCTTCAGATAAGTGTTTTCTATGTTCCTCAGTGTGGACTTTCCCAGTATGAGCAATCCCTGTTTTTATATTAGACTCTTCCCTCGATCTTTTAAACGCCTCTTCTGTCTTTTTTAGTCCTAATAAATATGCTTTGTCGTGCAATTGCTTTTTAGTCTTATCAGGGTAAAATAGTTGTATTAACTCGTTATTTGTATAATATGGATAAATTTTTATAAAATTTTCAGTATCTTCTTTTGCCCAATGACAATCTCTCACAATTTCCTCCTTAAAGGATATGAGATTTCAAGAAGAACTTAGCTTCCACCGAATTAGTTCAATTTTTTTATAATATTTCTATTATAAGTGCCAGTTATGTTTAGCACTGTCGCTCTGGTGCCTCGGGCATTATCATTAGCCGCTACGATTTTTATCCAACTCCCATTATGGAAGTCAACTCTTGCATCTTGCATATTAGGGCGTATATCAGAAATCTCTAAAGCCAGATTAGGGCATTTTAACTTAAAGTCCATAATTTTACCAGAGATGATTTCTAACGCTTGCATTTTAATACCAGATACTACTACAATATGACTATCTGGATAAAGAATCGCTTTTACAACACAAAACAATGCCGTTAAATGAGTCTTACCAATTCCTCGACTTGCCCACCACATGAAATAACTATTCTTAAACATCAAGAAAAGAAGTATTTTCTGGAACCAACTGAAAGGCTTCAATTGCAAGTATTCAGAAACAAACCTGTGAGGGTTACTTCTAAAATAAGAAATCCAAGTTCCAATTCCTTCCATTAATCTTTCTTCTTGTGCTAAAGAATCACTTTTTTCAGTGGTTCTCTCTGGTTCAAATGGCTTGTTCAACCCAACTCTCTTCAGTTGCTCTTGAGTTAATATTTCACTCATCTTTGAACAACTCCTTACCCATTTGGTGAGTAGCCCATTTAGTCTCATAATCTTCTTTTGTCGCTACTTTATACTTAGACATTTCTTGTTCATATTCACGACTATATTCGTTTTCATAATTATAAACTTTAGAAAAATGTCCAAGGAACCAAACTCTAATCTTTTTCCAAATGCCGTCTACATCAGCAAATTCGGGGTCAGGCACAGGAATTGGTCTTTCGTTTTCAAAACGCTTAATCCAATTACCAAGAGTATTTTCTTCTGTTCCAACACTTTTGTTCTGAATTGGCTTTAGATTACCAGAAGTCATCAAGTCTTGCATATCTTTAAGTTCTTTGGAAGTATTCGCGCCTTGCTCGTTCATCCTAAAAATTCTAAGTTGTTTATGGCAAATTTGCTTAATAACCTCTTCCATGCCTTTGTCTTTTACTTCGTATCTACTACACCAATCTTCGTATTGTGTCTTTAAGAAATAAATATCTTGTGGAGTTAATCTCCCCCATGCTTTTACATCACTTAGATTAGGGATGTAGTTCACTTCTTCTGGGTCATATTCAAAGAAATCAGGATTCTTTTCGTTACTTCCATCAAAGAGTAGCTGACCTTCTAAAAATGTCAATACACTATTTTGTTTACCAAAAGCAAGTATTTTTGTCATGTACTTTTTAAAGAAATTTAACCCTTGATCAGTTACTTTTATTTCTTCCATTATATTCTTAAAGAAAGGAATATCTAGTAACATACAAAAGTAATATAAACTTTTTGCTAAATCTCCTGTGTATCTTAGTAAATAGGACTTCCAAAGAACGTCTATACAATCTTTACAAATCGTCATCATTGCTCTCTGTTTATTAACGATTGAATAAGAAGGATAAAAATCGTCTGTTATCTTTGACAATCCACAACAAGAGCATTCAAACTTTTCAATCTTAATAGTTTCAACCTGATTAGGAAAAACAAAACTAGAAGTATCTATAGTTCTTACTTTCAAATTGTTATTAACTGCTTCCGCTATTTCTGCATCACTTCCCTTAGTAGGGATTTTTTTTAATTGTGTAGGTCTGTTTTCTTCAAAAACGTCTACTCCCTTGGAAACCTTTGCAACTGACGTAGTTTTTTTCCTAACAGGAACTTGTTTATTATTCAATCCTTTCATCCCTTTCAGAAATTAAAGCCTAAATCCAATTTTACCTTTAGATTTATCTTCAACCTCTTCGTCATCATCATCTTCCAGTTCGCCCATTTCTTCTAATTCTCCCATTGAAAATCCAATAGCAGGTTGCTTAGGAGAACATTTCTCTTCAAGTTTGAACTGTAAAAGTTGCATCTTCCCTTGATACCTAGAAGCTTTCTCACTTACACGGATACTTATATATTCATTGGCCAAGTCTAATAATGAAAAGATATACTTTTCAACAAAAAGCCCGATGATAATTCCTAAAAATAAATAACCCATATAAGCACCTTATAGCGTCTATTTAAAATTAATATTGTAAACAGATGCTAACCCTTCTTTGTTATA